TATGTGGGCAATCAAAAAGATGAGCGAACTGGACGCGCTGAACGTGACCGTGCGTCGTCTGTTGGGTAACTGAAGCAATCAAAGAAAGAGAGGGGCTGATGCGTAGAGACTTGAATTTGAATGTGCCCCAAGACTTGCAGCAGGCCGAGGAGCTGCTGGAGAGGTACGGGCGATGGGCCCAGGATCGGTACAAGAAGCAGCGCTGTGCCAGCGCGGAGGGGAAGTATCGACCGCCGCCACAGGCCCGGAGTGATGACGAACCCCTGATCCCCTTCATGCCGGACTGGAGCGCGCGGCATGTCCAGCTGGCGCTGCAGTCCGTGCCAATGCAGTTTCGACGCGTGCTGTTTGCGATCTACATCCCCCAGAAGGAGCACCCGATGGAGGCCCGTCGACGCATGCGCCTCAAGCGTGATGTGTGGGACGGCAGTCGAATTGAGGGCTTGCGGCACTTCTGGAACATCTACCGCTTGCGCTACTTGACAAAGGGTGTCACAATCGCGCCTATTCTCCGCGACACTGAGTCGTGTGCCCTGGCTGCCTGAAGGTAGCCAGCGGCGTGACCAAATAGAAAAAGCCCGCTAGGTTCACCTGCGGGCTTTGTTGATTGCATACTTCGTTGTATATTGATTCTGTGACGCGAAAGAAGATTCACGTCAAGGATTGCAGGGAGAGTATGCCGCCTACGCTTCGCAGATACCCTCGATTAAATTCGGGCCCCTATTTGTGTCGCCTGGAGGATTGAGCTTAACCTGCTTCAAGTCCGCGACTAGGTTCGTCTCGTCACACCATTTCAAAGCCTCAGCCTAAACCGCTGGGGCTTTTTCGTTTGTCTACTGGCTGGCCGAAAGCCGGCATCTGCCGTCCTGGTTCGCCTCGGCGGCTTTTTTATTCCCGGTTCGCTGCCACCGAGCACGCCCGACGATCACGCACATTGCTTCAGGGGCGGATCACTCGGTGGCGGCACCTATCCCGAGGAGGGCGAAATGCTCTACACAGCAGCAAACGCCCGTGGGGCGACGATCATCGACGTGGACACTGGCGAGCGCTTTTCTCGCGTGTCAGAGGTCAGCACCTCGGGCGGCTGGATCAAGGTTCACGACAACCCGAGCCGCATTGACGCCCAAGGGCGCATTGCTGGCCGGCGCATTCGCTTCGCTTCGATCTACGCCATCCAGGGGCTGGAGCGCATGCCCTGCCTGTTCCACTGCTACGGTCGGCGTGCGTGATGGCCAAGCTTCAGACGCTCAAGAGCGGCGTGCCAATGCTGGACACCAAGCGTGTGCAGACCATCCAGGCCGGCAGCTGGCGCACAAGTGACCAGACATCCGCACAGCGCGGCTATGGCTACAAGTGGCAGCAGGCCAGGGCGCAGTTCCTGCGTGAGCATCCACTTTGCGTGATGTGCGAGGCAGTTGGTCGTGTGGAGGCTGCAACGGTGGTTGACCACATAACCCCGCACCGAGGTGATCAATCGCTGTTCTGGCGCCGAAGTAACTGGCAGTCGTTGTGCAGCACTCATCATTCCCGTGACAAACAGCGCGCCGAGCAAAGGATGTGACCCATGGACCGAATGCAGCACCCATCAAACAATGCCGTGCTTGGCGCGCCGGCAGGCTGGGATCAGAAGACCCTGCCATGCAACGCGCTGCCCATCACCGTTACAGACTGGGATGGCGTGCCGGCAGTGGTTTCGTTCTGGAAGCCTACGCCTGCAGAGATTGAGGCGATCAAGGCGGGTCAGCCTGTCATGTTGTGGGTGGCCGGTAGCACCATGCCGCCGGCCGCCTTGATGGTTGAGGCGAAGGGATCGCCTCGGCTGTGATCAAGAGTGCGCGCGTATTCGTGTTACAGCCCAAGTTGAAAATAGCCCCGCATGACTTGATCAGCGGGGCTTCCTCTTAAAACTCGTAATCGAGTTCTTCTGAAAGAATGGTGCAATTGCGACCTGTCACAGACCAATGAAAGCATTGACCTCCCCGATAGGCGTTAACACTTACAACGACTGCTCGCTCATCAGCTCCGAAAGCAATCCAGATGCCGGAATGTTTTACGTTCCCTTCATCATCTGTTTCAGTGCCCTCTCCGTCTTCCCAGCCGAAGTCTGAGCCGTTGAAAGTTTCCTCTTGGGTTTCGTAGCCAACGACTTGGTTTTGTTCGTTGTAAACAGGCTCCTGATAAGCAACGGTGACATATCCAACAATTGAAAAAGCCATGAGAAATCCTTGTTTTGAATATCAGTACGCAGGCAGTACCAAGTTCAATTGTGACTTCTTTTTAAGAGCAATTCTCTTGGCGTCAACCGTCATGCGTAGCGCCCGAGGGTCTTGAAACGGGGAGGGGGTAGGCAAAGTCTGCGCCCACTCGACCTCTAGACCGCCCTGTTCCGCACGCGCAGAAAATTTCCCCCTGTATGAATAAATCCGGGGGTGGAATTCAAAGAAATCAAAGAATTCAAAGGAGCCGCTTATGCCAAGAGGTGGCGCGCGGCCCGGGGCTGGCCGCCCAAAAAAGCAGCCCGAAGAGGTAAAGCCAAGCAAGAAGGCGGCGCCAAAAGCTGCGCCTCCCCAGGTTGATGCCAATGGCTACAAGGACGATCCCAAGTGGCCGTTCGGCAAACAGCCGCCTGCTGAGCCAGAGCCGCCACCAGACCTGAGCGACCTCATGCCGCTGGATTACCTGCTTGAGGTGATGCGCGATCACACCGAGGAGCGCGGCCGCCGGATGCAGGCTGCCACGTTGGCGGCACCGTACTGCCACCCTAAAAAGGGCGAGGCGGGCAAAAAGGAAGAGAAGAACGCTGCGGCGAAAAAGATCGCCAGCCGGTTTGCGCCGGCCGCGCCTCCGAAATTGGTGGCCGCTAACGGACAGAAGGTATAGGTATGGAATGGAGCACCGCTTGCATCGACTGGGAAGAACGGTTGGTGCAGCGGAAGTCCATCATTCCGCCGCCGATCTTCCAGGACCAGGCCGAGCAGGCCCTGGCCATCTTCAAGGAACTCAAGGTCGTTGACCTGCCCAAGGTCTGGGACGCGGAGCTCGACGAGTACCGGCCCCCAACATTCGGGGAATGCTCGGAAGAGTGGGTCTTCGACTTTGTGCGCGTCATATTCGGTGCTTACGACGCCGAGACGGGCAAGCAGCTGATCCGTGAATACGGTCTGCTCATCAGCAAGAAGAATACGAAATCCACCATCGCCGCGGGCATCATGCTCACGGCGCTGATCCTGTGCTGGCGCGAGGATGAGGAGCATCTGATCCTGGCGCCGACCAAGGAAGTGGCCGATAACTCCTTCAAGCCGGCGGCCAGCATGGTGCGCGCAGATGAGGAGCTGTCTGCGCTGTTCCACATCCAGGACCATATTCGGACCATCACCCATCGGGTGAATCGCAACAGCCTGAAGGTGGTGGCCGCAGACACGGACACGGTCTCGGGCAAGAAGTCGGGCAAGATCCTGGTGGACGAGCTCTGGCTGTTTGGCAAGCGCGCCAATGCCGATGCCATGTTTCAGGAGGCGCTGGGCGGTCAGGTGTCGCGTGATGAGGGTTGGGTCATCTTCTTGACCACTCAGTCGGATGAAGCGCCTGAGGGCGTGTTCAAGTCCAAGCTGGAATACTGGCGCGAAGTGCGCGACGGCACGGTGGTCAGCCTCAAGACGCTTGGCATCCTGTACGAGTTCCCGGCGGCGATGATCAAGTCCAAGGCTTACTTGGATCCGGAGAATTTCTACATCACCAATCCGAACCTGGGCCGATCGGTCAGCAAGGAATGGCTCACCGACGAGATGCAAAAGCGCTCTTCTGAGCAGGATGGTGGCTTCCAGCGCTTCCTCGCCAAGCACCTGAATATTCAGATCGGCCTGAACCTGCGGGCCAACCGCTGGACCGGCGCTGACTTCTGGGAAAAGCGTGGCGACAACCGGGTGACGCTGGACTTCATCCTGGCCGAATGCGAGGTGGTGACAGTGGGTATCGACGGTGGTGGCCTGGACGACTTGCTGGGGTTTGCGGTCGAGGGCCGGAAGAGGGGAACGCAAAACTGCGTTCTGTGGAACCGCGCATGGATTCACCCCATTGGCATCGAGCGCCGCAAATCCGAAGAGGCGAAGTACCGGGATTTCGAGAAGGACGGCGACCTGGTTGTTGTGAATCAACCGAATCAGGATCTGGATGAGCTTGCTGAACTGTGCAAGCTGGTTTTTGACTCTGGGCTGCTGGCCAGGATTGGCCTGGACCCGGAGCGCACGCACAAGGTTGTTTTCCAGGCACTTGTAGATGCAGGCATACCCGAAGACTTGATCATTGGCATTTCTCAGGGATGGAAGCTCACTGGATCCATGGCGGTCGCAGAGCGTGGCCTCCAGGACGGGAGCCTGGTCCACGCCGGGCAGCCGTTGATGACGTGGTGCGTCGGCAATGCCAAGGTCGTTCCGGCAGGCAACGCCTCTCTGATCACCAAGCAGGCCAGCGGCACGGCAAAGATTGACCCGTTGATGGCCTCTTTGAATGCCGTCACCTTGATGGCGACCAATCCACAAGCGGCCGGTGGCCGCTCTTTCTGGGACAAGTGATGAACCAATACCTTCAAGCGCTGCAGCGCGGCGCTGCTGAGGTGCGCGCGGCATTGGTGCGCGTTGCCCCGGATTCGCTGCTGGTTGGCGGAGCCGCGGCGATTTCTTACGGCGCCTGGATGATTTATCCGCCTGCTGGCTTCATTGTTGGTGGGCTGCTTTCGATCTCTGGTGGCGTGCTTTTGATCCGAGGAGGTCAGTAAATGTCTTTCTTCGGCAAGGGTCTGGAGCGCCGGGCCAAGGAACTGACCTACGACCAGATCGCTGACCTGATCGATGGCACGGGCGCGAGCCGCGTGGCGGGCGTGACCGTGACCGAAAAGACCGCCCTGCAGGTCTCTACCGTGCTGGCTTGCGTCAAGGTGCTGGCAGACGGCTGCGCCACGCCGGACCTGCACGTCTACCGTGAAAAAAAGGACGGCACCAGCGAGAAGGCGCTCAACATCCCTGAGTACCGGCTCCTGACGCGGCGTCCGAACGAATGGCAGACCTCTTTCGAGTGGCGCCGGATGATGACGGTACACGCAGCCCTGACCGGTGCGGGCCTATCCATCAAGGTGCGTGGCGACAACGGGCGCGTGCGGGAGTTGATCCCCGTGGAGCCGGGGCAGTGGGATGTGCGCAAGGTCAGTCGGTACGAGTTGCGCTATCGCTGCTGGGATGAGTTCGGGATGATCGGCGACTTCTCGGCAGATGAAGTCTTTGTACTCAACGGCCTGCAGTGGAACTGGGCCAAGAGCATCAATGCCGTGACGCTGGCGCGTTCCGCCATC